CTGCTCCTGTAGCATCTGCTAGTTCAGATGAGGATGATGCTCTTTCTTATTTCCAAAAACTTGCAGAGGAATAATTAGGAATATAATCTAATATTTTCCCCTCTTACTAAGGTTTCACTCAGATACTGGGTGGAACCTTCTTTGTATATCATGGATTCTTCCATATCATTCAGAATGACATTTAGATAATCTGCCTTTAGAACATAGATATTTCTTTTGTCGTCTTCAATTTTGTTTTCGTAGGTATAATTGGTTATTTCAGTGGTTATATTTGACATCGTAGTATAGGATTCAAGGTCGGCATCATAAAATTCAATAGAGTAGTTTTGAGGTACTTTAAGTCCTTTTGGTACAATAATAGTTCTAGCAGTATTTTTTACTTCGGTGGTTTCATAGTGATGAACAGCATGAATTTCTTCCTCAGTTCCATATTTGGAGATGAGAAAATTATAAAATGATTGATGATCAAGAGGCCATTCAGTTTGTATATTGGTAATATTATTGGAAAGAAGAACAACCCAATCTAAGGTTTCATCACTATATGCATCAAATGCGACATTATCAGGACGGTCATCACCAATAATTTTATATTTTGTAAAATAGGTTAGATCCTTAAAAATATCATTTTTCAGTTTACCTCTTTTAAAGAGGTTTTTTACTTTTTGGTATTCTGAGATTTGTTTAGTGTTAGCATCTCTACTGACATATTCAAAATCTGGAATGTTACGGAAATAAGCTGGCATTTTAGTATCCTATTACTTGATCGTTGTTACTATCTAAGTCACTATAATCATCATCATATATAGGATCAAGTTCACCAAATTGCATGGTAAGTTGATATGCTTGCATTGTTCGGGATGGATCATCATATGTCATATAAGTGTTATTAGGAGTATATTGAACATTACATGAGGTAAGAGCACATTTCTTGATAATGTTGATAGATGGATGTCTTATTTCTTCTCCAGCAGTATTAAAGGTTTGATATTGTATATCAAAAACATTAGGTGCTTTAAGAAAAACATTAGATGCTGATGTTTTAACTGACATTCCTTGTTTAAAGAATCTAATAATTTTTCTTACTTGTGTTGCCTCAGCTGCATTTCTAGGAGACATTAAAAATGAAAATGTAAATCTTCTTAACTGAGGACCACCAAAAAGCATTTCTAAGTTTGGGTTTAGAATTGCACCAGTTGTTCTTGATAGTAATCCCTGAGCCCCAACTGCTTGTTGTGCAAGATATACATTAATAGCCGATGCTACATCACTTCCTACTTGACTGCCACTCATTAATTGATTTCTTGCATTTCCTAACATTGCAGCCCCTTGAGCAAAGGCATCATCAATTGTTCCACCATCTCTAACTGTTTCAAATATACCCAGTGCTCCTGCTCCTGCAAGTGCTTGAATGGGATTAAGAGTTGCTCCTTTCCAATCCACACTATTTTCATCTTGTATTCCTGTTACAATCGGAAGAGTAACTGAACCTACTATATCTGTGATCTTTTTTTGAAATGCTCTTGTTTTTCCATTATCTGATGAACCAGTTACAATACTAGTATCTAGTATTGATCCTTCACTATATGACTGAGTGAATCTTATTCTATCTTGCTTGTTGGTTCCTAAATCTTCAGGATAAAAGTAATTTCCATAGGATTTTCTGAAGTTTCTTCCCTCAATGGATATATCACTTAAAGTCTGATTACCCTTTGCAATTGCTTGTGCTGTTGTAATACCAACACTACTACCTCCTTCTGATGTTGTACTACCTCCTATAGTTTCTCCTTCTGATGTTGTACTATCAATAAGAGCTTGATTCCCATTTCCTGTTCTTAGATTATATGTTGTTTTTTGCTCTGCAGTTAAACCTGTAACTAAACCATTAGATTGACTTTTTGTTTGTTTATTAACTTTATCATAATATTGTCTTTCTGTATCATTTTCGCTATCATTAAACACTAATGCTCCAATTTTATTTCTTGTTCCTATATGAGTGGCATTATCTAGTGTGCAACTGCCAAATGTAGGACATCTGTATACTTCGGTTATAAAATCTTTTTTGCCATCTTCATTCGTCGTTTCTATAACATTAGTGGCATATTTAGCACTCTTTCCACCACTAATAAGACCACTACCAGTAGCCCCTACAAATGTTATAGTTTTTGATTTACTAAAAGACATTATATTATTTTTTAGTTATTTATAGAGTGGTGAGGAAATAGGCATATGATATATCTTTTAAGTCGTTTATTTCACTGGGTCGAACAACATAGAGGACTCCTCCGATCTCTTCCCATGTATAGTTTCTGAATTTACCCCAATGATAATTGAGTCCTCTGAATCCCCATCTTTGGATGTCAGTTACTGCAACAAGAGGATGTTGATCATATGTAAGTCGGGGAGTTTTGGCAGTGTATATGAAAGTATAATACTGCCCTACATCAGGTACTACTTCTACATCTTTTAATGTATCCATGATAAGAAGCATCATTTCTTCAGGATCACTCATCCCCTTTAATTCATCCATGATAGGTTCAATCCTATTATCACCTACCTGTTGAGAATATTGTTCAAAATACTCCTCCTCAAATGGATTTTCTTCTTGAAGAGATCTATCTGCCATGATATATTCCTAGTTCTTGTTCAGTAATAATTTTAAATTCAATTTTTCTATCATTACAAAACTCTTGTGCTGCTTTCCATTTAGCTGTGTTAACAGCATAGGTTTTGCACTCATAAAGATATGATTGAGTCACTTTTTTTCTTTGTTTAGGAGGTCGAGTTTGTTTCTTAGGTTTTACCTCAATCACATATGTTTTAACCTCACCCTTGCTTTCTTTGACTTTGATAAGAAAGTCTGGATAGTAACGATGAAACCGATTATCAACAGGAGAGACATATTTAATAAAAAATTCTTCACTTGCCCACTCAAGAATATTCTCATTCAAATCGCAGTAGTTGCAGAATTTGGTTTCCCATGTACTACGACATATAATATTATTTGGATTTCCCTGGTATTTTTTGGGAAAAGAGGGTCTGAAGAAACTTTTTTTACTTTCTCCCATTATACATACTATATCAGTAGTAGTATTTATAGGAACATGGTCAGTCCAAGACCGCATAAGAAAGTATTAGCAGATTTAAAGGCATCTATTTTAAATCCTGCACTTACTTCGCATTTTCAATGTTGGTTTTTCCCTCCTAGCAGTGTACTAAGTGTATTATCAGGAGATGAGCGAGATAATAGATTTATTTCTTTATCTTGTGCAGAGGCTGCATTGCCAGGAACTTCATTAGCAACGAATGAACTTCTTAATGATCATACGGGAGTAACAGAGAGGCATGTGTATAGAAGGCAGTATGATACGACCTCTTCGTTTACTTTCTATGTGGATCATGATTATAAGATTATTAATATCTTTGAGAAGTGGATTGGATTTATTGTTAATGAAAATGATTCGAGTGATAATAATTATTTTTATAGAGTTAGATTTCCTCAAGGTGATGGTAAAACAGGAGGTTATTCTGGATATCAAACTGCTATTTACGTTAAAAAGTTTGAGAAGGATTATAATAGAGTGTTAGAATATAAATTCTTAAAGGCCTATCCGATTAGTATTAATACGATGCCTGTTAATTATGACGCATCTCAGTTATTGAAGTGTACAGTTAATTTTAATTTCTCTCGTTATTTGACAGAGACTATGAATAATGTAGATTCTTTGGGAGTTGGAGCAAATGATTTGTTGGGAACTACTGCCGATGTAGGTTGATAAATAAAACACACTGAACTCTTTGTAAGATATTATGCCTTTACCAAAGATTGCGACACCGACGTATGAGTTGGAATTACCCTCAACACAAAAACCTATACATTATCGACCATTTTTAGTTAAAGAAGAAAAACTTTTAGTTCTTGCCTTAGAAAGTGAGGATATAAAAGATATAACGACGGCAATTAAGAATGTAATTAAAGCATGTATAAAAACAAGAGGAATTAAAGTAGAAAATCTTCCTACTTTTGATATTGAGTATTTGTTCCTTAATATTAGGGGTAAGTCTGTCGGAGAAGATATTGAAGTTAATCTTATTTGTCCTGATGATAAGAAGACACAGGTTCCT